CGACATGGGACCGAAGGACGGGGGCGTACTCCGGGCTCCCGGTCAGATCATCGAGTGCCCCGAGGACAAACGAGACCGGATCTTGAGCCCACTGCCGTGCGAGGTTCGTGATCGCCTGAAAGTGCTCAGGGCCGACCGACAGGGCCCAGCCGTACTGCTGCTGGACGGCCTGTTGCGCCTCGTCACGGGCGCGGGTGCGGGTGTTTTCGAGGATCGCCTTGTGGCGGTCCACGGGGATAGGCCCATTGGCCGGATCCCACTCGTCTGGCGTCGTCGGTTGCGGAACAGCACTGCCGTCACCTGGAGCCGGTTGTGTCGCCACCGTCGCGGGCGCACCAGGGTTAGGAACGGACGTGGAAGCGGGGGACGGGTCCGCTGTCGCTGAGGAAGGCACAGACGGCGCGGCAGAGTCAGTACTCCCCGTTCCGGCTGCGGCCCCTTCCAAAGCCTGCCCGAAAGTCGGGCGGGTGTCGTCTGGCATGGTCGAGACGATGCTGATGTGTAGAGAGGTCCGTCAAGGGACTCCTCAACGACAGCGGATCTACAACAGATTCTTGTAGCGCCTCGTCATGCAGCCGCACTCAACGACAAGCTCGGGATCGGTCTCGTTGTTCGCCGCACGGACGCCATCGGGGATCCCCCGGGCGTGGCAGCGGAGGCAGTAGAGGGACAGACCTAGGCGACGGAGGACGGGCTCGATCGCCATCAGGAGTTGGATCTCCTTCCGGGTCATCTCCATCCGCTCGATCTCAGTCGGCATGAGGCTCCCCATCTGGCGGTACCTTGAATCCGTCGAGCCGCTCGGTGATCGACATCTCCAGGCTGTCGAGTTCGGCGTCGGGATCCGGGGGCAGCGTCTTGGCCGCACGGCTCACGAGTTCGATCGCGTTCCTGAGCGACTCAGGACTGATCGTGTCCCAGTTCGACGTGAGCCTCGATCCGTCCCGATGACGCACTGCATCGACCAGCCCGCGCTCTTTCATGATCCGCTGGCGTTCGGTCTCGGAGTACACGCGCACCGGCTCGGGCCCGAGGTTTTCAATCAACTGCCCACCGGGGATCGAGTCGGAGATCACGGTGACGCGTCCAGGCCCGTGCGGGCAAAACGGCCAGTCGCCCACTTCCAACAGCAACCCACAGCAGTCGCAGACCGTCAGTCGCATCAGGTACACTCGATCGAAGAGGAGGGTCCGTCAGCCGCTTACGTCACCGGGGCAGCGACGTTTCCCAACAGCAGTCACGGGCCCGCCCTCACTTGCCCCCCGATAACTCAACGCCCCGAATCTCCCCCGTTCGGGACCAGACGGGTTTCCACGAATCCCAGCCGGGAGCCACCCTTCTGCGATTCGATGGGAGCCGTCAGAACCGCACGCGCACGGTCACTTGTCGGCCATCCGCGTTGACGGCCACACGTTCCCCGCCGTAGATCATCAACCCGACGCCGACGCCGACTGTGGCGACTCCAGCGGCGAGCAAATTGTGCGACACCTGACACGGCGCAATCGCCAGCCGCGTGAGGATCGGATCGGTGCCGCACGGAGCCGTGGGATAGCCGACGATCGCCGATTCCTGCGCCCACGTCATCGAGCCAATCGCAAACGCGGCCCCGGCCCCGACCAACGCGGCTCCGGTCCAGAACAGCGGCTTGGAGCGCATCTCGTAGTGGATCACCGGCACGATCACAGGCGGCGTACACGGCGCGGGCGCAGGAGCCGCAAAAGGACACGGCGGCAGGGGCCCGTCGCACGGCACCATCTGCGTACAGGTGCGCTCGTGCAGGTACGTCGGGGTCACCACTTGCTCGGGGACCGATTGCGCCAGCACGGGGACTGCGAGACTCCAGAGGGCGAGTACGAGAAGGCTACGCATACGGGCTCCCTACGGGGTGAGATCGACCGTGCCGCTGGCGTCGGCCACATTGGTCGATCCGAGAAAGTTGTTGCTCGCCTCGCGAAAGAGTTGGCCGTCCACGAAAATCTGCGCGGTGATGGTCCCGCTGAAGGACGACTGCGCCTTCAGGAACACAAACAGCGTGGTGTGCGTGGTGCGGAAGGACGAGACCCACGGGACGCTCGTTTCCGTCATCGTGGTGCCGTCCTGCGCCGAGCCGTACGTGATGTCGGCCAGCGGGACGGTCCCGAGCACCCGGAACTCGATCGTGTGCGTGACCGGAACCGGCGTCGGCGCGGGCGTGTCGCTGGTGTCCTGGGGGACGACGTAGTTTTTGGTACACGCGGCCGTCAGGACGAGGGCCGCGAGCCCGAGCCATCGAAGTGGAGGGATCAGCATGGTCAGGCCCCTAGCAGCTTGTGTACCGTGTCACGCGTTCGGATCGGCGGCGAACGGACTTCCACCCCCAGGCAACTGCCCTGAGCGATCGGCCGCGTGCTTGGAGATGGGCTCGGTCTGTTCCGCCGCGCCTGGGTGCTCGGTGTCGCCCGGGCGTACCGAGTCTTTTGGCGGAGTGATGTCGTCAGGGAGCGATCCCATCGCTGTCGCTCGCCCCGCGAGGAGTACGGCGTTTTGCATCGTCTCCTGGCTGATCTGGTACCCCGACTGCTGGAGGATCTCGACGGCGAACGGGAATTGCGGAAGCCGAGGATCGAGATCCTGCGCCTGGATGCGGACCTGGACGTTGGGCTTGGGCGGGCCCTGCGGCGGCGGAGGCGCGACGAGCTTGTCGGGGTTGTAGCCCCACTTGGTCGCCAGCCGTCGAGCGAGTTCCATGCGGTTGATAAAGGGATCCCGAGCGGTGAGGTTGTAGAACGCGAGATCCTGTTGCCGGTCCTGCGCGGCATCGACGTGGACTTGGGAATCGGGGCGGATGGTGTACGCGAACCGGCCCGCGATCGTTTCCTTGTTCCACGAGACCCACAGTTTCGTGCCGTCGTCGCCCAGGATGTGCGTGGTCTGCTGGCGATCCGAGAAGCGTTGGATCAGGGCATCGAGCTTGCGAACCCCCGCGACGAAAAACTCGACCACCTTGGCCTGTTCCCCCGCGAGGCGCGTATCGACGGAGGACTGCATCGTCGCCACTTCGGTCGCGGTCCGCCGGGACTGATTCTGTGCGCCGGACTGATTGGGCCCCAGCGCGAGGGTGCGATCGATGTCGCGCTCGATGATCTCCTGGCCCGCGTAGGTCTCCTGGGAGAGGTTCGGTTTATTCCCCTGGAGCACCGGAGGCCGAGCGGCATCGAGTCGCCCGCCCTCGACGGGGATCATCGGGCCGTACTTGCCGTTGGTGATCCGCTCGATCTTCTCGGGCGGGAGGATGTCCTCATCGTAGAAGGTGTACGGGATCGAGGCGTCTCGCGACTTCAGCACCTGCCCTCGGTACTGATTGAGTTCGTCGGTGAGCGGGCGCGTCATCGCCGAGTCGGACGGGACGTGGTTGTCGTCCGGCACGTCGCGAAGCATGAGGACGTGGACGGGGTACCCCGGCATCGAGTCGCCCGTCAGACGCCCCTCCCGATCGAGGGACTGGTACGGGCAGTAGCGGTGCCGGACCTCGGCGTCGAGCCCCTGGAGAAACACGCACTCAACGACTCGCTTTGGGTGAAACGCGGTCGGGTTGAGCGTGGGCTCGTAGTAGTACATCTGGATCCCCGAGACAAAGGGATCGTAGGTCTGCCCTGCGCCGACACCCCCGACTGTGTTGCGCTCGTCGCGCCGGATCGGGTTCGGGTCGTCCTTGGTCGCGCCTTTGTAATCGACCGGGATGCCCTCGCCGTACTCGCGACGAGCGGCCGAGAGCGGGATCTTGAACTTCACCGCGATCCACGGGGCTTTGTCGAAATCGGTCGATCGGAAGTCAGCCGGGATCATCAGCGACTTGGGCGACAGGCGGGACCAGAAGTACTCCTCGTACACCGGCACTTTCACGGTGATCGGAGCGCCCGTCATCGGGTCCGGCGTCTGCACGTCCTTGGTGTACGCGGTGTACCCGAGGTGCGTGACGCCCCAGCCAGCCGGGACGAGCACGTCGAGGATCGCCGCCTGGATGGAGCGTTTCGCGTTCACCCCGTCTGGCGAGAGCAGTTGATTGAGCACGGTCTGGTGCAGCGAGATCGCCGCCGAGAGTCGTTGCTCCTGGGTTGCGCCAGTCGGCAGCGGAACCGAGGACAAGACGAGATCCGAGAGTGGCTCGGTCGGGGTGAGTTGCACCTGCGCGGTGTCAAACCAGAGTTGCGCCTTTTTCTGCTCGGCCTGACGGAAATCGACGTTGGTGTTGACTTCGTAATCCTCGCGGTCTTTCGCGAGCGTCTCAGGCGGGGGCGCGTAGGCGTCGAGGTTCTTTTTCCACAACGGCGCGTACCGATCCGTCTCCTGATCGGACGCGGTGAACCAGGACTTGATCGCCCCGCGCTGATCCTCGGTGAGAGGCGGCAGGGTGAGCGATTCGGGATCGGGCGCTGGAGCGGCGACGGGCCCTGCGCCTCCCATAGGTGGAAGCGCAGGAACACCCATGGCAGACGGTTCCGTCGCCGCCCCACCTGGAGGCGGCATCGGCGGTGCGAGCGTCGGTGGGTACATCAGCGTTTCGCCGGACTTCGCCGCCAGTACCGCGAGCCGGGATGGCGATCGCCTTTGGTGCGAAGGTAGCCGATGGTGTCGGGGGCGAAGGTTGATTGCAAGGGAGTCCTCGCCGGAGTCGGCCGACTCATCACGCCATAGCGCAAGGCGTCAGCCGCGTGATCGTCGCCCTCGGTGTTCACGTCCTCGGGGTCTTTCGCGTCACTGATGAGGCCAGGAAGGGTGCGCCGGAGGTACCGACAGGACGGGTCGATCGTCAGCCAGGGCCGACCGTCAGGGGCTTTCGAGAACCAGTGTCGAAGCCGTTGCCACCCGAGATTGCGAGCGTTGTCTCCCGGCTGGCAGGGGACGTGCGCTCGGGCAAAGGTCTCGGCGACGGATTCCCCGACGTGCCCCGTTTTCGAGAAGGTCGAGGGGTCCATCGTGGTGTAGATCGCTTTCCAGCCGTGATCTTTGGTCTCGCGATCGACGTGTTCGGCGACATCCGCCGCGAGGGTCTGTTGAAAGCGGTACTCGTGCGCGACGTGGACGTGGCCGTCAGGGAGAATCGCGAGCCAGAGACAGCACCCGGGCGCGTTGTACCCCCAATCGAGGGCTCTCAGGATGCGCGTATCGCGAGGGATGTCGATCCGCTCGATGTGGCCTCCGTTTGACACGTCGCGATCGGAGAACTCCGGGAAAAACTGCCCCGTGATCGCGGACCAGTCCCCGTTGAGGAGTTGATCGCGGCGTTGGGGCGGGAGCGGCCCGAGTCGTTTTTCGTAGGTCCGAAAGGTGCCATCGGGATCCATCAGGTACGGGTTGTCGTACAGCCGCGCCGGGATGTAGATGAAATCGTCGGGGTCGTAAAAGGGATCATCGTCCCGCGAGATCGTTTTCGTGATCCAGCGATCAACGACGTACAGCGTGTGTGCCCCGCCCGGGTTGGAGGTACAGCGGACGAGTGCCGTGACTCCCTCCTTAGAGCTACGCGCACGAGACATGATCTCGTTGGCCTGGGACTGCTCCAGGGTCGCGAGTTCGTCAATATCGATGCAGTCATATTCGATCGAGAGGAAGCGGAGTTCGTCACCCGGGTGTTGGCAGTGCCCGCCTCGGATCAGGGAACCGTTGGGAAAGCGGATCTCGTTTTCGACCACGCGCCCGCCAAACGGGGTGACTTCGGTGCGGGCGAGATCGAGGTGGTGCTCGAAAAGCTCAGTGGCGAGTCGCCGCATGAGGAGCACGCGGTACCCGGGCAGCGTGAGGCAGCGTTTGTACGCATCCCAGCGTAGACCCGTCGATTTCGAGCCTCCAGCGGCCCCGCCCCACAGGACGTTCGGGGTCGTCGCGTTGTGGAGGAGCACCTGTTTGGGGGTGGGCAGGTACAACCACCGCGTCGGCCCATCGGTGACCTTCCCGCGCTTATCGACGGCGGGGATCCCGACGCCGTACGTCTCCCGATCGCGGCGGTACTGCGCGATCTGTGCCGGGGTCCAGTGCGAGAGCGTGAGCCAGTGCGTCCAGTGCGCCCACGTCCAGCGCGAAACGTGCGGCCACGCCTGGGTACCATCAAGCGGGGGGAAGTACGTGACGCCAGGAACGAGATCCCCAGCGGAGACGGCAGCTTTGAGCGGCGAAGAGGAACGCATCGGCGCTCCCCTCCGCAGGATGTGTACCTAGTTCGGGATGACGTTGGCCTCGCCCTGGATCGACTGGAGTTGCTCGACCGAGTTCCAGCACCCCGCCGCGTACAAGATCACCATCGAGACTTCCTCGTCGCTGTTGACGCGGGTGATCATCAGGGACTGGTGCTCATCGATCGAGCACATGGCGTTGTGGAAGGTACGCGGGGTACCGTCTCCGAGGACGACGACAAGGGTGGAGCCGGGAAAGCGATCGATGCGGCGGATCTTCGGTTCAGATTGCTTTCGGGGTTTCGCTGATGG